GTGCTTACTGATACCAAACTGAAAAACCTCAAACCACAGGACAAACTGTATAAGGTTTCGGATCGTGACGGGCTGTATGTTGCGGTGCTTACTTCTGGATCTGTCTCTTTCCGGTACGACTACCGCATTAACGGACGCCGGGAAACGCTGGTCATCGGTCAGTACGGGCGTGACGGTATCAGCCTGGCGGAAGCACGAGAAGAACTAATTGCTGCCAAAAAACTGTTAAAGGCAGGACAGTCGCCAGCTGCGGCTAAACGTGACGGTATCAAAAAGATCCGCGGGGCTGAGACATTCGCGGTACATACCGACAGCTATATGAATCACGTCATTCTGGCTGACAGTACCCGGGCGATGAAACAGGCAGTTATCGATCGCGACATCATGCCGGCGCTGGGTAACAAAATGATGGCTGAGATAACAACCGGAATGGTGCGAGACCTGTGCGATCGCATTGTTGAACGTGGCGGCCGGGCGACGGCAGTGCAAGCCAGAGAGATAATCAGCAGTGTATACCGTCACGCTAATGATCGCGGGCATGGCCTGTTTAATCCTGCTGCTGACATCAAGCCTTCATCAATAGCCATGTTCAAGCCGCGCGACCGCACGCTGCAACCTGAAGAGATTGGCGTATTCTTCCGGGCGCTGGATAATGTCGGGGCTATGGCCACAATGAAACTGGCATTGAAGCTGGTGCTGCTCACCCTGGTTCGCAAAAGCGAGTTCACTCACGCCACATGGTCAGAAGTCGATTTCAAAAAATGGACATGGACGATACCGGCGGAACGAATGAAGGGGAGCCGGGCGCACGTTATCTATCTTCCAAAGCAGGCGCAGGATCTCATGGTTGGCCTGCAGATGTGCGCTGGTGGAAGTGATTACCTTTTGCCCGGGCGCTATTCGGTTAGCAAGCCGTTATCCAATGGCGCACTGAACAGGCTGATCAATACCACCGTCGAAGCGGTGAACGAGGCTGGCGGCCATTTTGATGAATTCTCTGTGCACGACCTGCGCCGAACAGCCAGCACGCTGTTGCATGAGGCTGGTTATCCATCTGACTGGATTGAAAAGGCGCTGGCGCATGAGCAGAAGGGAGTGCGCGCGGTGTACAATAAAGCGGAGTACGCCAGGCAGCGCGCCTACATGTTGCAGCAGTGGGCGGATATGGTTGATGCCTGGATTAACGGGGAGCACACCGATCTGGTGCCGTTCTCCCCGTCGAAGTTTGAGAAGTGGATGGAAAGTCAGTAATTAAGATGGTGACTTCCACCTTAGAAAATATACCTTTGCCCTTGAAATTACTGTTTTTAAATGAATACAAGTTACAATTGCAATGACTACAGGCCATAAAATGCAAACCAAAAGCGACATGAAAACGTTGATTCTTTCACTACTTCCGTGCAAAAGGCCAAGCGTATAAATAAAGATCACCACGTAAGTGGATATTATGTTGATCATTAACGTGCTCATTTTGTACGCTCATAATTGTCGTTATCAGATGTTGATGGAGTAGCGTTATTCAGTTCCGCAGTTAGCATCTCAACATCACCGCGCAACCGGTTTATTTCATCGTCGCGCTGCACAATCACAGCGCGCTGCTCTTCCAGTTGGCGGATTAACTCCGCCTCATTGAACATTGTCATGCTGCCTCCGTCCTTACAACCGGAACAGAGCAGCCTGGCAGCAACTGCACCGCCGGACCTTCGCACTGATTACCCCATACGTCGAAGCCATGTGACGACTGGCGGGCGAATAGCTCAATGCGCGGAACATCGCCTAGCAACTGCACCAGTTTTTCGCGGATGATGTCAGGCTTGCGCGAGTTTTCCATGCGCGGCGCCGTGATGTGCTGGCAGATTGACGCATCCATGCGGGCCGGTAGTTTCCCACGCACCGCAAACAGGCAGTCTTCGCTGTTCGCCCTTGTCATGTGGCCCATGCCGATCGCGCTGTTACCTTTGTGCTTGTTCGTCTTGTGCCAGGTAAATCCCTTCATGGTCATCAGCTTGAATCCCCACGATTCGACCACCTTCAACGCCTCAACCGGCTGAGTCGGAACCCACCACATTGCCAGCAGGCAATCTTCTGCGGCAAGATCCCACGCTGGCAGGCGGCAGATATCCAGCACGTTCATCACCGGATATTTGAACCCGGCGCCGCGCTCGCCATCGGCTGCTTTGTCGCGGTATGACCAAGGAGGATCTGCGTAAATCAGGGTGTATTTACCGGTCATGCCGCACCGCCTTCAACGCGCTTAAATTCGATAACCCAAACCCATGGGTTGGCTTTCCAACTTTCTTCGCCGTAGATTGATTCCCACAGCTGCGCGAAGTTGTCATATGGAGTCCAGACTTCCCCTCCGCTATCCGGGTCAGAGTATGTTGGTCGCCATCCGGTAAGTTCCATGCCTTCAGCCTGCGCATCTTCCTGGCTGATAGAGTTCAAGCGCTCCACTCGCACGCCAGTAATCTCCAGCGTTAGACGACTCGCCCAGCGCGGCATGTGAATGGATGGACGCCAGCCGCAATGCAGATTATCGTCAGCATCGTAAAACTCTGGCGCAGGATTACCATCAGCCCTGTAGACACAAAATTCTGGCTTCTCAAATTTAGAACTGTCTTCGAGATACGACTCCATGTGTTCGTAATCGAATAGCGGTCCCTGATAGGTCTCGCGCACCCAGATGCGGTCGCCGACGGCACCGAACGGGCAGGTGTAGCCTTCATTCTCATCAGCAACGCCAAATACATCTTTCTTTGCAGGCTGCAGGTATCCGTTTTTATCGACCACGCCAGGCGTGTACCAGTGTGCGTTTAAATCCAGATCGTAACCGTTATGCGTTGGGTGGAAACCATCAGACGGCTGAACTTTCATAATGCGCCGCGTCTGCGTCTTCCGGCCGTCGAGGATGGCGCGCACCATCTCGCCGTTAAAAATCATTCCGCGCTCTTTCATGCTGCCACCTTCTTGCTGTTCATAAGCTCAGCAATGCGCTGAGCCTTTAATGGGTTCTGTATGACACTTCCGCCAGGTACAAGCCACCCGCGGCGCAGAGTTGAATAAACCAGTGTGATACTTCCGACGCTGATATTGTCGTGAGGATTAGTCATACACCACCCCGCGACATCCGATCCCAGCGTATTCTCCACGGCGCAGGCCGTTACCTTTTGATATGCACTGATCGCGGCGTATCGCTATTCTTGCGCGTTCAACTTCACCGACCGCTGCATCCATACACAGCAACCAGAGTCGGGCTGCAATGCGGTACTGGCCTTTCGATTCACGCTCAACAGCGCGCTTTTCTACCTCTATTGCCGCCGGAGTAACGGCGACAACCTTTGAAGCCTGACGCTGAGACACATAGTTCAGGTGATACTTTTCAAGACGGGTTAATTTGCTCATCGGATCCAGCCTTCTCTGAAAATTACCGCCAGCAGATACAGCCAGGCGGAAACGGCGGTCAGGAATAAGTACCATCCTGACCATTTTTCCCAGTGCCTGATCAGCGCTGTCATGCGGCGTTACTTACTGGGCGGTAAACACGCTGATCAACCGGCGGCTTTTTTCCGGTGAACTCTGCCGGGCTGGTGGCCTGACGCTCATCAAGCCAGTTTTCAACCTCTTCAGCATTCCATGCACAACGTTTATCAGTGATCCAGAAGCGCTGCGGGAACTCGCCATTGCGCTCCATGCGGTCAATGGTGCTCATCGATACCGGCACCACTGCCATCAGTTCCTTTTTGCCAAATGCTCTTTTCATCATTACCTCTCTTGCATTTGCGACGCGCGCGGCGCCGCAGTGGTGGTTACATCGGTACTTCGTTCAGTTCGTCGCAGCGAATGGTGTAAACGTCAGTTGCTTTTGCCAGCAGGTCATCATCACCTGCCAGTTTCTGGGCAACGTATTTATATGCTTTGTCCAGGTCAGCCTGGGTGTTGTAGTTCATCGCCGCGCCGGAAAATGCGTGCAGAATTTCTTCAGGTCCGCGATCGTCTTTATGCTGCTGACGCTCTTCCTGCTTCTGCTCTGGCTTTGAGTTGATCAGGCTGTTCATACCCTGAGCCGTTGCCGCCGGTGGCGTGATATCGCGCTCAACGCGAGGTGTTGCCTCCTGCAATTCGTCAGGGGTGTATACTCCGAGAAGAACATCAGGTGCATGCAGACGTGCCCAGCGCTTAACGCACAGGTAAGCAAGCTGCTGGCGTGGATCCTGTTCCCACAGCGGAGAGTTACGGACACCTGCCTGAGCCATGCTGATGGTAAGCTCGCGCGGCTCTTCTTCGCCTTTCAGTACTGCCGATACTGTTACGGTCAGTGATGGTGATTTGTCGCTCTTGCCATTCACTTTTGACCAGTCACCATCCCAGCGGTAATTCAGGCGAGTTGAAAGCAGGTTTGAAGACGACACGACGGCGTTAACCAGTTGTGCTTCATAGCCAAGAGTTCCGTTTACAACGTGCGTCTTCTGCGCAACAGCGAACGGGTTCATTCCCCATTGCGCCGCCTGCATGGTTACTGCCAGGCAGTCTGACGGCTTACCTGCAAGATGAGCAGGAACGGTTGCTTTACTGCAGGCCATCAACTCAGCGAAGCGCACCAGTTGATTCATGCCTTCAGGACTGAAGATTGCCGCAGCGGTCCCTACGGTAGCGCCTGGCTGTGATGTGATTGCGATATCGTTGCTCATACGTACATATCCTGTTTGCGTGCCCACTCAGGGCGTTTAATAATTTCCACGCCGCCCCATTCATCACTGATGCGGCATTCGTGATAGGTATTCAGATCCCGGCGGAATAACTGGTGCCCGGCGTCAACGTCCTGCGCATCCAGCTCGAATACGCGGACCGGGTATCGACCGCAGTCGATTGTTTCGCTCACAGCCAGGAAGAAGAATCCGTGTGGCTGCCCGGTTACTTTCAGTGCGCCTTCGCGGTACATGGCGTCCTGGACGTGGTAGCGGAATTCCTCGATGTGACGTGCAAAGCGATCCATGTCTGCAACTTTTTTCACATCTACGATCACGTTGTGCTCATTCAGCCATTTATCCGGACGGATTCGGCACAGTTCGCCAGTCTCTTCGTCATTCCAGTACATCGATGCTTCACAGTGTCCTGGCGCTTCCAGCATCCAGCGCGCCGCCGGGTGAGCCATTGCGCTATCGCGCATCAGTTTCAGCTTCCGGCCCTGTTCGGCATCCATCACCGTCATGCCCATGCCAGCAACGTCTTTCAGGAATGCTTCTTCGTCTGCTTTTCCCTGATTTGTGCGGCGGTTGAACTGTGGCGCCACGATGAAACGCTTATCGAATTCCTTCGGCTCCAGTAGCAGGCAGTGCAGGGCGGTACCCATGTCCAGTGCCGATTTTTTCTCTTCATCTTCCGGCGCTGCCTTGACCCATTTCAGAAGGGCAGGGTTCTTGGCCACCATATCCAGTTGTGACTTACTCACGCCGTCACCGACGTGGTAGTCCTCGTTGCTGATGTCGAAATAGATACCGGTATTCATGCTGCATTCCTTTTGCTGTCGATCTGGTCAGCAAGGTCAAGACGTGCGATGACGCCAGTCAATTCACGTTTGAATGACGACATCAGCTCTTCGAAATCATCACTTTCAAATGCCGCCTCCAGAACTTCATAGCGAACACCGGCACGAAGAATGGCGCGCTTGAATGACTCTTCCATTTCGCAACCAGCGACCTCTTCGATCAGCTCAACGTGGCGGTCATACAGTTCAGATGACAGCTGGTAGTCATTGCTGAACTGAGCTGCTATTTTTTTCAGGTTATTGAATTGCTGAATGTGCATAGCCACCTCAGTAGTTGATGGTTGTTGCCGGAACTTTCCCGCGAGCGATAGCGACTACGCAGGCTTTGGCCCAGTCTTCTGGAATGCCCTGATCGATAAGCGACTGAACGGCAGCAGCATTAATTGCCCGACGGTGCTCAACATCAGCAGCGCGTGCTGCAGCTTCATCAGCGATTTGCTTCTCTTCAGCCAGGCGAGCAGCCTCTTTTTCTTCGGCTTCGCGCTTAATGCGATCTGCTTCTTCCTGTGCTTTGCGTTGTTCGGCTGCGATAGCTTCCTGCTTTTCGCGCTCGGCACGATCAGCAGCTTCCTTCTTCTCTGCTTCAGCTTTTTGCTCTGCGACAATACGGTCACGCTCTGCTTGCTCAGCCTTGAACTTTAATTCAGCCTCACGACGTGCAGATTCAGCGCGTTCGCGTTCGATTTTCTCTTCGGCTTCACGTTTGGCCTTTTCTTCTGCCTGGCGTTTCAACTCTTCTTCATGAGCAATGCGCTGGCGTTCTGCTTCTTCTGCTTTCGCCTTCGCTTCGCGGTCGAATACGTCATTCATCAGCAATGCCATCTCGTGGTCTGCTTCGAACTTGGCCGCCAGCTCCTGGTCGAACTTAATGTTCATCTCCAGCGCTTCGACGTGCATCGCGTTCATGGCTTCTTCTGCCTTGATGCGTTCCTGTTCTGCTTCCCATTCGGTAAGCGGGCGGCGAACCTCATCGCGCATCTCATCGCAGGCCGATACAAATCGACGAAGTTCAGCCTCAGCAGGTTTGACGGCTTCTTTCAGATGACGAAGGTAATCGCGACCAGGCTTTTCAACTGCTGTTTTACTGCGTGAAACCTGCGCTGCCAGAGATGCAATGCGGGCACGACCTTTGGCGGTACTCAGGTCAGGAACTTCCTTAACGCTTTCGCGGATCTGTTCGAGGAACTTTTCCAGACCGTTTTCTACGTAAATGCTTGGCGCCATGTCCGGCACAATTTCGATAATTGCTAATTCGCTCACTTGCTCACCCCCATATCCATTTCTGTTTTTACCGCCAGCTTGCTGACGAATACCCAGTTCATTGCTTCACCCAGCGTGCGGAACTTCCAGCTCATCAGCCCGCAAGCTGTAACGCAGTACCAACCGTTGATGATTTTCCACTGCATACAAACCTCGCTATTACCGTTTTGGTAATACTTGTAGATACAGGAAAGCCACGAAGTGGTGGTTTCTGCCTGAGCAATGCGCTCTTGTATTACCTTTTGGGTAATAATCAGATCAAAAAGTGATTGTGTCAATAGGTATGACGAGAAAAAAATTACCATTTTGGTAATTGTGTGAGGCGTGAGCTTACCGCCATTGGGCAGGTAAAGCGTCAGAATGGCAGGGGATTACTTGCTTTTGTTCTGCTCAAACACGAAGTTGATGAATGAAGTGATCTTGTTCTTCTCTTCCTGCGGCAGAGCTGCATACATCCGGTGGTCATAGTCGATAACACCAGGAGCGCCGACGGGAATAATCATCTCGTATGCTTCATGCCCGAACGCGCGCGCCAGGGAGGAAAGAACGCCGATAGTTGTGCTGACTTCCGCTTTCATAATCCGGTTAACTGTGGCCGGGCCAATACCAGCCGCTACAGCAACTTTCTTTTCGGATGTCATTTCGGTGTTCTTTCTCATCCAGGCATTGAGCGTGGCGGCGGCCTGCTTCTCTACAGTCCATTCGCCATCTTCAGTGGCCGGAATAAAGATATCAGCCTGTACTGCGTCCAGTTCGTGATCAACATCGAGCCAGAACTTTTCTTTGCGGGCTGCTTCTTCAATGATACGCGCTGCATTCGGTCCGATATTTTTGATACCAGTACACCACCTGTTTACCAGGTTCTGCGAACGCTTCACCCGTTCTGCAAAGCGTAACTGGGTGTCATCGAAATCCCTGCGAATGATTTCGTTAAGGTTTTTGCGTCTTATGTCATAAATACTTTTCATAGCTATTGTATTTGCCCATTTATTATTACCTAACCTTCTAAATTTAAATGAATATTACCATAAAGGTAAAGTTACCATAATGGTAATAATCATTGATTTTTTCACCAGAAAGGTAATAATTCAGATATGAATAGACAGGCTGAGATAAGCAAAATATGAGTGACGAAAAAAAATTTGATTTCAAAAAGCACTGGCTGGGGCTGTCTCCTGATGAGCGTGAAGCATTTGCAGTTGAAGCCGGTACCACCAGTAATTACATCCAGACGCATCTGACTGGTCGCCGTAAGATGCCGGGTAAGCGTCTGATGGAAGGTCTTTTTAAAGCGTGCCGCTCCCGCGAATGGACAAAGTCTAAACCTGAATTAGTGCTCTTCTTCTACGACCGATAACCCCTCTGAACCCATCAATGCCGTCATACCCTGGCGGCTCCTTCCTGCATAAAACACCTTTATGGTAATAAAAAACCATATACGGTTGATCTTTTTTCACCTTAGTGCAAAATTACCAAAGATAAATAACAAAGAGGTAATCCGATGAAGCGAATCACCCAGCGTGAGGCTCTCGATTTGGGCCTTACTCGCTTCTACACCGGGAAGCAATGTATCCACGGTCATGACTGCGAGCGCTACACCCTGAGCGGGGAGTGTGTGCAGTGCAATAACGAACGGGCACGCCGACAGGCAAAGCTTCGTTCCGAAAAAATGAAGGCAGCCAGAATGGCAAGAGAGGCAGCATGATCCCAGCAGCCTACTACAACGAAATAGACCAATTTGCAGCGCAATGGCTGCGTAACCTGATCGCCGGAGGTCATATCGCACCTGGCGAAGTTGATGAAAGGAGTATTGAAGATGTCACACCTGACGACCTGCGAGGATTCACGCAGTGCCACTTCTTCGCCGGAATTGGTGTCTGGTCACATTCCCTGCGCCTCTCCGGATGGCCTGACGATAAACCAGCCTGGACAGGCTCCTGCCCGTGCCAGCCTTTCAGCGCGGCAGGCAAAGGAGATGGGTTTGCTGACGAGCGGCACCTTTGGCCTCACTTCTTCCACCTCATCAGCGAGCGCAGACCTGAGCATGTCTTTGGCGAACAGGTTGCAAGCGGTAACGCAAACACATGGTTCGACCTTGTACAAGCTGACCTGGAAGGAATGGGATACGCCTTCGGGCTTGTGCCGTTTACGTCAGCGGGCATCGGTGCTCCGCACATCAGAGAGCGGGCTTACTGGGTGGCCGAGTCCGCTGGCGAGCAACGTCAAAAACTGTTACCAGGATTGGGTAAAGGTAATGGCGAGGAAGGAGGCTGGTCGTCAGCCAAATCTACAGGACTTTGCAGTGCTGGCGGCATGGGTGACACCAACCTCACGCGACTGGAAGGACTCGGCGGGAATGACAGCGCAGCGGGAAGGGAAGGACAGGCTGGACCAGCTACCGAGGCAGGCGTACACATGCGGCCCCTTGAGGTTAACGGTTTTTGGCGAGATGCGGACTGGCTCTTATGTCGAGATGGCAAATGGCGTCCAGTTGAACCCGGCACATTCCCGCTGGTTGATGGGGCTGCCGCGCGCCTGGGACGAGTCGAGTCCGTGGTGGCAAGAGTGGCAAGCAGCAACCGCGTCGGCCGACTCAAAGGCTACGGTAACGCCATAAACGCACAGGCTGCGACTGAATTCATCCGGGCTTACATGGGGGTTAGCTATGGCCGGTGACTGGATCAAGATGCGTGCCGACCTGCACACGCACCCTAAAGTTGTCCGCATGGCGTCCGCATTGAAAGCGGACAGATTGCGGATAGTTGGCGGACTACATTCCGCATGGTGTCTTTTCGATGTCCATTCCGTTGACGGTTTTCTTGACGGATACAGCGCGGAGACTCTCGACGACCTGATCGGATTCCCCGGGTTTGCGCGTGCAATGATGGCTGTCGGATGGCTTGAAGAAGGTGGTGAAAGCCTAGTAATGCCGCGCTTTGAAGCCCATAACGGACAGTCTGCCAAGCGTCGAGCACAGGACGCAGACAGGAAGAGAAATGTCCGCAAAGCGTCCGCATATGAAGCGGACAAAAAGCGGACCAGAGAAGAGAAGAGAAGAGAAGATCTAAAAGATAAAACCCCACACATAGGCGACGAGAAAAATCAGCCTGTGGATAACTCTGGAGGTGAAGAGCCAGATCCACATGCAACAAATTTTGTTATTGATGGATATGCACCACCAGGCGGATCTGTTTCGCTGGGTAAATTCACCATGCCTGATAGCTGGACGCCGGATCCTGATTTCACCAAACGAGCTGCCCTGTGGGGGGTAAACCTTAAAACTGATGTGACGCCATTTGAACTGGCAGATTTCATCACGTACTGGAAAGCTGAGGGTAAGGCGTTTCATCACGACCAGTGGCAGCAGAAACTGGCTCGCAGTGTTCAACTCTCCAGGTCAAAGCCAGCGAGAACTCAGCAGCGGGACGTTAACGCAGTACCGGAACCAGACAGCGAGATACCTCCGGGGTTTCGCGGTTAAAACCGTGAGCGCAGTAGCGCATTTTTTTACATCTGTTGAATTACCAAAAAGGTAATAAAATATGCGCATTGCTATTGAAATTAACTCATTTGTGGTTTTAAATTACCTGAGAGGTAAATCATGGCGGCAGTGTTAGGGATTGACCCTGGATGCAGCGGATCTCTGGTCCTGATAACTGAGCAGGGCCACTACATCGACCATCTGGCAATGCCAACCATCAAGGTCGGTACAAAGTCCAGGGTGAACGGCGCAGCGGTGGCTGCATGGGTTCGGAAGTACGGAATTACTCATGCTTACCTTGAGCATGTCGGTGCAATGCCAGGGCAGGGAACGGCGAGCATGTTCACGTTCGGGCATGCAGCTGGCGTAGCGGAGGGGATCCTCCAGGGACTAAACATTCCGTACACGCTGGTAACGCCGCAGGCCTGGAAGAAGTCAGCAGGGCTTATCGGCAGCGACAAGGACGCTGCGCGCAGCAGGGCGATTCAGCTTTACCCGGAACTTAGGGCGCTGGATGCAAAAGCGAAAGGCCAGGCCATTGCTGATGCGCTGTTAATCGCAAGGCATGGGATCGGCATCAAATAACGATCCTTTTAGTTATCAACGTAATCAATAACTTATGCGGGTAAGCGAGGGTAAAGATGGAATGCAAAGTGAGTGAACTGGTAAAGCGCGGGCATGATCAGGTCGCAGAACTGAAATCTTCATGTGGTGCCGTCGATGTGCGCGACGTGGCGCAGCTGATCAGCGATCTGGCTACGCAGCTGGATGTGCAACTGGTGAGAGGTAACGCGCAGGCAGTACAGCTCGCTAACGCCGAGAGCAAGTGCAGGGAGCTGGCGGCGGAGAATGCGGGGCTTAAAAATCCAGAAAACTGGCTGTTACAGAGTGATTACGGTTACGAGGCATCTGAGGTTGCCACTCAAAATGGAGCAACTGAAGATGAATCACTGAGGGCCGGGATGATCGCAATTATTAATCGAATCGGAACCCCGGCGACCGACGCTTTCCTGGCTGAAGTGCGGGCCAGTGCAATCCCTGAAGGTTACGTGCTTGTGCCTCAACAAATCTTCCTTGATCCATCCGACATTGAGTCAATTTGCTCGCAATGTGGTGACGGTCATGAATCCGGGTAACGTCAGTACATCCGTAAAAGGCATGTGGGAAAACGGCACGTATGAAACGTGGGTGGAGGTTAACCACTGCATCACACCTAACGTCAACCGCGACAGCGGGAAGATGGACAGCAAGAATAAGCCTTACCGCTCTGTCTATTTCGAGTCTGGCGGCGACTCCGACAAGCTGCTGCGTGAGTCCGGCTTCGATGAATTCCCGATCCTGGCGCCGCGCTGGGAAGTTAACGGTGAGGATGTTTACGCATCATCTTGTCCTGGTATGCTGGCACTCGGTCAGGTTAAAGCCCTTCAGGTTGAGCAGAAGCGCAAAGCTCAGTTGATCGATAAAGCCACTAACCCGCCGATGGTTGCCCCAACATCCCTCAAGAATCAGCGTGTTTCCCTGTTGCCTGGCGATGTGACGTACCTCGACGCGTTGACCGGTCAGGACGGTTTCAAACCTGCATACCTGGTAAACCCGAACACTGCAGATCTGCTGGCTGACATTCAGGACACCCGTCAGACCATCAACAGCGCCTACTTCGTTGACCTCTTCATGATGCTGCAAAACATCAACACCAGATCTATGCCGGTGGAAGCGGTGATCGAGATGAAGGAAGAGAAACTGCTAATGCTTGGCCCGGTGCTTGAGCGCCTGAACGACGAAGCGCTTAACCCGCTTATCGATCGCGTGTTCTCAATCATGGCCCGCAAGAACATGTTGCCCGAACCTCCGGACGTTCTTCAGGGTATGCCGCTGCGCATCGAGTACATCTCTGTGATGGCTCAGGCTCAGAAATCTATCGGCCTCACCAGCCTGTCGCAGACCGTTGGCTTCATCGGGCAACTGGCACAGTTCAAACCTGAAGCGCTAGACAAGCTCGACGTGGATCAGGCTATCGACGCGTTCTCTGAAATGTCAGGCGTATCGCCAACCGTCATCGTTCCGCAGGAGCAGGTACAAGGTATTCGTGAAGATCGCGCGAAACAGGCTCAGGCAGCACAGGCAATGGCTATGGGGCAGGCGGCAGCGCAGGGGGCCAAGACTCTCAGCGAAACGCAGACCAGTGACCCGAGCGCATTAACCGCTATCGCTAATGCAGCAGGAGCACCGCAGCAATGATGGATATCGACGACGAAGGACGCAAAGCAGAGCTTGACGCCAAACAGCAAATTCTGGCTCAGCGCGATATCGACGACATCAAGTTCGTCATGAATAGCGAGCAGGGCCGACGCGTCATCTGGTCACAGCTGGAGAAAGGTCAGGTGTTCGGCGCCTGCTTCAGTGTAGACCCGCACATCACAGCATTCAACGAAGGGCAGCGCAACCTGGCACTGGTGTTACTGCAACGCGTCATGGCGCACTGCCCGGATCAGTATCTGAAAATGGCCGCAGAATCTCAGGAGAAAGACAAATGATCCGTAAACGCATGATAAGACTGAGAAACGACGGTAATTCGACTATTGCAGATTTCTATGCAGTGGATGAAGCGCCGCAGACATTTCAGATGGACATATTCAACTGGTCTGGATCTCAGGTTGTAGCAGATTCCGCTTTCCAGAACTTCTTTTCACTTTCCGGGATCGTTAAAGCTGCTGACGGTAACGCGAATCTCAGCATCAATTCGGGAAATCTTATATTCCCTGCTCAGGAAGCGCCGAGCCAGGTTCTTTTCAGTACCCGTATTAACGGTACCGTTGGTGGTGCGTCAGGAACGGCAAGGGAATGGATGATTCAGACCAGGCGCCCAAATGGCGATATTGTCGGATCCGAGTCAAGCGTGAAGGTGAACGGAACCAGCATCAGTAACCGTGACGATGTACTTGCCAGTTTCACCATGAATGAACTTGATCCGTTCACCGTCAGCGGAATTCAGGTCGGCCTTTCAAATGAATCAGGCCAGACCATCACGTTGACCTCTGTATCTGTCAGGGTTCAACGCGTCATCAGCATTGATTAACAAGAAGGTAACGTATGAATTTATTTGATCGTTTGCTGCATCGTCGTCTTTGCAATGAGCAACTTGCTGATGGTGGCGCAGCTCCTGCTGCATCTGAACCCGCAGCATCAACTGGTGATAATCCGGCACCAGCTGGCGATCCGGCTAAACCAGAAGGCGATAAGCCACAGCCTGGCACTGAAAGCGACAAGCCTCAGGACGACAAGCCTACCGATGGCGATAAGCCAAAAGAGGAAAAGCCTGGTGAAGACAAGGATAAGAAGCCGGAAGGCGCTCCGGAGAAATACGAGTTCAAGCCGGCTGAAGGTCAGGAACTTGATGCTGCCGCTCTGGAGCAGTTCGAGCCTATCGCCCGCGAACTGAACCTGACTAATGAGCAGGCGCAGAAGATGGTCGATCTGTACGGCACCAAGATTATGCCAATGGTCCAGCAGCAGCAGGCGGAAGCCTGGCAGAAAACCACCGAACAGTGGGCTGCTGACGTTAAGGCGGACAAGGAAATCGGCGGAGACAATCTCACCGGTAACCTAAGTGCGGCACAGCGTGCTCTTGCTCAGTTCGGCACACCTGAACTGAAAGAATATCTGGAAGGCACCGGCCTGGGTAATCACCCTGAGCTGGTTAAAGCCTTCGTCAAAGTCGGTAAGGCCATGTCAGAAGACGGCATGGTAAGCCCCTTGTTTGATTAGCGAGGCTTAGACGCCCAGTTCAGCACGCTTTTCGGCGATCTCTTTTGCCAGAGTTTCAGCCGTTTTATTGCCCGGCTTCTTGCCTAGTAAATCCTCATACTGCTGTCTAAGCAGAGTAAGGTCTTCACTTACCGCGCCAGTGCCATCAGATTTCACTTCTTCCACTACTTGATGAACCGCAGCTGGAGATGGAACATTGACAACTACAGAAGCCGATTTGCCTTTACGCTTTTCGGCGATCTCTTTTGCCAATTTCGCCGCATCGTTCAGTGGCTCCAGCGCCGTACCTGGTTCGCCGTCATACTCAACTTCAGAGCCTTCTGGCCAGAGGTTGTTATGAATGTGAGATAAACGCAGGACGCGGTATCTTGCTTTTTCACCTGACATCGCTATCCCCTTAGCCAGTCACTTTTGAACGAATCGGGTAGTACGGGCTGTTGTTATCAACATCCAGATTAATACCCGATGTAAACGCACCAGCAGTCAGCGGACCAGTACCGACCACATAGTTAACACGCAGATAACGCTGGACACCTGCCGGTACCTTCGCGGAAAACAGGCGCTTTCCAGCAGTCAATGCCGCTAGCGCCAACGTGCCGCTGTCGTACAGCGTGGTCCAGGTGGAGTTATCCGGGCTGGTCTGCAACTGAACGTTCAGGGTTGCAGCACCACCTGCGGTTGCAGTGGTATTCACGTTTGCCCAGAACTCCAGCGGGTAACCAACTCCGATATCACGACGGGTACCGTCAATTGGACCGAGATCGATTACATCAGTAGAAGCTGCGGAAGCCGTAACCGCCTGCGCTTCGGAGAACATCAACAGTTTGTCGAGGGTCATTTTCTTTCTCCATTCATGGGCCGGTTAAGGCCCATCAGTTAATAACAGGCGTTAAACAACGCGCGCTTCTGTTTCCAGAATCGCATCGGTTTCACGGATCGGAATGCCACGGAAAGTGGTCCACCATTCGCCTTCTGTCTCTTTGACGGACAGAGCCAGAGAAGCTTTATCCAGAGATTGCAGGTCGAGAGCCTGGGCAACGGTACGGTTCATGTAGAAAGCCGCACGGCCCATCTTCAGGTTAGGAACGCGGTGCAGCGCTTTAACCATCTGCGTGACGATGTTTGTAGCAGAGGCAGGAACAGACAGATCGCTTACATCGATGTTGGCGATACGAACAACATAGCGCCAGTCACGAAGGGTCAGGCCGTTATCCCATTTATAATGAGTGCGATAGCCCTGATATTGACCACCAGCAGCATCACGCAGAGTCTGTTCACCGAGATCTTGCATCTGCAGACCAGCTTTCTGTCCTTTAGGGAAGATGCCGTGAACGGTGTTTTCACCCCACACAACCAGCCAGATAGAGGTGTTATCGGTGCCAGTGCCGCCAGCGTCGATAATGTTCTGACCGTTACCTGCTGATTTGCTGGAATAACGAGACGCCAGCCCCATAAACTGCTGTGGGTTAACGCTGGTATCACCATAGAACAGGGTCTGAGCCATCTTCTGGTTCATCGCCTCAAGGAATGCCCGGTCTTCAGACAGGCGGAATTCAGCGGTGTTACCGTTCAGGTCGGCCAGAGACTTATCGATTTCTGCATAGGTTTCCAGCATACCCATGGTATCAGTCACCTGAGCAGTGGTACTTTTGCTGTTAGGTACGCCATAGTTCAGCAGACGCCACGTCGCATCTGGAAGCCCGGTGCGTACAGTGGTTTTATGACCAGTTGGAGAGTTACTCTCCATGATCATCATGTCCAGAAGAATTGGGTTGGTCTGGGAAAGCAGCTCGATAATCTTATCGACTTTCCCGTTCGGGTCGATGCGCTTGCCCCAGTCTGCCAGCGTCAGCGCAGTTAAGCCTTTAACAGCCATGGTTATTTCCTCTCTTATTTGCCATAGAGCACTTCGGCAGCACTACGCTGACCGCTTTCTTTCCCGGTTCGGCCCCTTTATTGCAGGAGTCCGTTATGGATCTGGTAAACCTCAAAACCGGCACCGACACCTATCAGGATGAGGAGGGTAAAACCCAGACTCGTGATGATTATCCGTGGGGCCTTTGCATCGAATTGAACAACGAGACGCTCGCCAAACTCAAGGCAACTCCTCAATCTGCTGGTACTGAAGTAATGATCACCGCAAAGGCAACCATTCGCTCAACGTCTACCCGCGAAACGGAAGATGGAATGCAGCATAACGCCAGCCTGCAGATCACTGATATGGCGCTCAGTCCAGTATCAGGTGAGCAACCGAAGTCAGCAGCGCAAACTCTCTACGGTGGGGAGGATGATTAATGGCTTCTGTTATCGAGATCTGCAACCGCGCGCTGAGCAATATCGGCAACAGTCGCAGCATTAACAGCCTGAATGAAGCCAGCAAAGAGGCAGGGCAATGCTCACTGCATTTTGATGCGTGTCGCGATGCTGCTCTTGCTGACTTCGACTGGAACTTTGCTACCAAGCGCGTGGCGCTTGCTGATAACAATAATCCGCCTCCTGACTGGCAGTACGCTTACCAGTACCCATCTGATTGCGTCCGTATAACCGAGATCATGCCGACCGGCATACGTAATCCTACCGCTGCGCAGCGCATTGAATATGTTGTCGGTTCCAATGATGACCTGACAGGTAAGCTCATTTACACCGATCAGCCGAAAGCGTGGTTGAAGTACGTGGCGCGGGTTACTGACGTCAATATGTATGACGCCATCTTTATGGAGGCGCTTTCCTGGCGTCTGGCGGCAGCCATCAATATGGCTCTGACCGGAAGCGCAGATCTCGGTAACAATGCACTGACGATGTACAACCGTGTGATCCTGAGTGCTGGCTCACATAGCCAGAACGAATCGCAGGAGCCACAACCACCGGTAGATGAGTTCACAGCAGCGAGGTTGTCATAATGGCTTTTAGCTGGATTCAACCGAGCTTTGCCGGTGGTGAAATTGGTCCGTCACTGTATGGCCGCATTGATATGTCTAAGTATCAGGTGGCACTGCGCAAGTGCGATAACTTCATTGTTCGCCAATATGGTGGTGTAGAGAACAGACCAGGTACGCGCTTTGTTGGTCCTGCTAAATACCCTGATCGCAAGTGCCGGTTAATCCCATTCCAGTTCTCGACCGTACAGACCTATGCCCTGGAGTTCGGGCACAATTACATGCGCGTTATTAAAGATGGCGCTTATGTTCTGAATAGCAGCAATGTGATTTATGAAGCAGGCATGCCTTACACAGAAGATGATCTTTTCAGATTAAAATTCACGCAAAGCGCTGACGTGCTGACGATTGTCCATCCGTCATATCCGCCGAAAGAACTGCGGCGTTACGCTCATGATAGCTGGGAAATCGTGGATGTTACTACCAAAAACGGGCCCTTCGAAGATATCAACGTTGACGAGACTGTGAAGGTATACGCCAGCGCCAGCACCGGAACAATTACACTGACGGCAAGCTCTGCAATATTCGGTGCTGAGCAGGTCGGAAAACTGTTCTATCTCGAGCAGCCAGCGGTTGATTCCGTCCCGGTATGGGAAACCAGTAAAACCACAGCAATAAACGACGTTCGTCGTGCAGACAGCAACTACTACCGCGCTAATACTGCTGGCAAGACCGGAACACTTCGACCTTCTCATACTGAAGGTATGTCATGGGATGGATGGGGCGGCACTGGTTCAGATGATACCGGGATACAGTGGGAATACCTGCACAGCGGTTTCGGCATTGCAAAAATCACAGCAGTGGCTGGCGATGGCCTGACAGCAACTGCCGATGTGATCTCGTTCATTCCATCTCAGGTTGTTGGCTCCGCTAACGCCAGCTATAAGTGGGCTAAATATGCGTGGAACAGCGTTAACGGCTACCCTAGTACCGTTGTTTACTACCAGCAGCGCCTGTACTTTGCCGCATCTACCGCGTATCCACAAACCATCTGGGCAAGCCGCACCGGAGACTATAAAGACTTCGGTAAGAACAACCCTATTCAGGATGACGATCGCATCATCTACACCTACGCCGGGCGACAGGTGAATGAGATCCGTCATCTTATTGACGTTGGTAACCTGGTCGCTCTGACATCTGGCGGGGAATATACGATATCCGGGGACCAGAATAAGGTCCTCACGCCATCGGCGTTCTCGTTCAGTTCGCAGGGCAATAACGGCTCCAGCAATGTTCCGCCGATCGCTGTGGCAAACATCGCACTGTTCATCCAGGAGAAAGGTAGCGTTGTGCGTGATCTGGCCTACTCCTTCGATGTCGACGGATATCAGGGAACAGACCTGACCATACTGGCAAACCACCTGTTCCAGAAACACAGCATTGTTGACTGGTCATTCTGCATTGTGCCGTACAGCAGCGCTTTCTGCATTCGTGATGACGGTAAATTACTGGTGCTCACGTATCTGCGCGATCAGCAGGTTTTCGCCTGGGCACCGCAGTCCAGCGCTGGTAAATACGAAAGCACCTGCTCAATCAGTGAAGGCAGCGAGGATGCTGTTTACTTCGTGGTTAACCGTACTATCAATGGGCAGACCGTACGTTACATCGAACGCCTGTCCAGCCGCCTGTTTACCAGTGATGAAGATGCGTTCTTTGTCGATTGTGGCCTGAGCTACGACGGGCGCAATACATCATCCCGCACAATGACTATCAGCGGTGGCACCGGTGACTGGAGCTATCAGGTTGATTACCAGGTTACAGTAAGCGGTGGTGCGTATTTCGTTAATACTGATGTAGGCTCTCAGATTCAGTTCCCATATACCGGCACAGATCCAGACACTAATGAACCGGTCGCTAAAGAGTTGCGCGGCGACATCATTTCAGTGACCAGTAATACTGCGGTAGTCGTGCGCTTCAATCGTAATGTTCCGGCGGTACTGCGCAATGCGGCCACAACTAACTGGCAGATGGCCCGCCAGACGTTCAGTGGCCTGTCGCACCTCGAAGGTCAGACAGTAAACATCCTGTCAGATGCCAGCGTTGAGCCTCAGAAGGTTGTCACTGGTGGTTCAGTCACGCTGGAGTCACCAGGTGCAGTTGTGCATATCGGATTGCCTATCACCGCTGAATTCGAAACACTGGACATCAATATCAATGGGCAGGAAACGCTGCTGGACAAAAAGCAGGTAATCCCTACTGTCACGATGGTAGTCAACGCAAGCCGTGGAATCTGGGCAACAACTCCTGGTGGAACCTGGTATGAATATCCTCAGCGTGAATTTGAGTTCTACGATGATCCTGTTGATGACGCTACCGGCAAGGTTGAAGTGAAACTAGACAGCAACTGGGATAAAAACGGACGCGTTAAGGTTCGGCAACTCGACCCGCTTCCGCTTTCTGTTCTTGCTGTATTGCCTCGCCTTACTGTCGGAGGCTTCTGATGATTAAAGCTCAGATCGTACCTGCTACAGCAGAGCATATCGAAGCCATTATTCCGCTTGTTCGCCAGGCTGATATCGATGAATTTCTGGCGACCAATGGATGGAGTCCGCGCCGCGTTCTGGAAACCGGTCTGCGTACATCAACATTCTGCTGCGCCGGGCTGATAAACGGTGAAGTAGTGACTGTCTTTGGCGTAGCACCAGCATCGATGATCGGCGGCAGTGGTATCCCATGGCTGGTGGGCACTGACGCACTGGAGAAATACCAGCGTACTTTCCTGCGTCGGTGCGGAAAAGTGGTCAATGCAATGCTGACTGTTTACCCGTATCTTGAAAATTATGTTGATGCACGCAACCACACAGCGCGCATCTGGCTTCACTGGCTGGGATTCACCATCGATGAACCTCAGCCATACGGCATTAAAAACCTACCGTTTCACCGTTTCCACATGGAGAGAAAATAATGTGCAGCCCGGCTATCGCTCTCGCTGGCGCCAGTGTCGCATTAAGTGGCGTTTCAGCATACAACCAGTACCAGCAAGGTAAGTATTCGTCTGCTGTTGCCGAGCAAAATGCAGAAGTGGCCACGGCACAGGCACAGGATTCTATCAACCGTGGTAATGCTCAGGCTGATGAGGTTCGTCGTCGTAACCGTCAGGCTGCTGGAACCCAGGCGGCAACAATGGGCGCAACTGGTGCTGATCTCTCCACTGGTGGAGCGCTTGATATCTTTGGCGATACAGCTCAGTTTGGCGCGCTTGATGCTCTGACTACCGTGAATAACGCTCAGCGTGAAGCATATGGCTTTCAGGTTCAGGCTGAAAACTACAAAGCTCAGGCCAGCTCAGCACGCAAGCAGGGGAATATGGGGGCATTCACTACTTTGCTGACTGCTCCGCTTAATGCCTATGGTGCTTATAGGATTGGTGGTGGTGAATGGAACCCGTTCACACAAAGCACTCCAGCACCGATTAGCGCTGCTATCGGCACACCAACCGGTCGATAAGGAGACTTCGAAATGCCAACAGTACCAACAGTCACTGGTCGTCAGGTAGAAAGCAGAGGATTTCAGTCACCAGGTTTTCAGGCGTTCGATCAGCCAAACATCGGTGACGCCATCGTTAATGCTGGCGGCAAAGCTATCAGCGTATTTGGCGAGGCCAAGCAGAGGGCTAATGTGGCTCTTTCTCAGGAGGCCAGCTTAAAACTCAGTCAGGCAGAAGAAAATTTAAAGACCCAGCTTTATAGTCTGAAGGGCCAGAACGCCATCGGTAAGGGACTGGAGTTTACACAGCAATATGATGAGCAGATCCAATCGCTGTCTGCATCTTTACCTGATGACGCATCGCGCCAGATGTTCATGCAGCAGGCACAGCAGCAACGTATCCAGTTTCAGGGTAATGTAGGCCGCTATGAGCAAGGTCAGGTTAACGAGTTTGAGAGTAATCAATACGATGCCACCAGACAACTACAAATTCAGAAAGAGGCTGACTCATGGAATAACCCGCAGGAGGCGGTACTCGCAAAAAATATCCGTACAGTAGCAACTGCAAGATATGGCGCTTCAAGAGGGTGGTCGCAGGAACAGATTCTGGCTGCTATTGAAAAAGATAACCTTGCCGCTACGGAGATGAGAGCGAAGAACTACGCCGTTGATAATCCACTGGGATGGATGAACGGCGAGTTTTCGGCAGATGATACCGGCGGATTGGATATGCGTGCTGTCGGTATTGTCGAGTCTGGGGGGAAGCATCTTAATTCTGACGGTTCAATTATTACGTCTTCTGCCGGTGCTCAGGGGCGCTTTCAGTTGATGCCAGAAACAGGGAAAGAACTGGCTGCAAAACGTGGGATTCAATACAACCCGTCAGACGAAGAGCAGCACACCATGCTGGCATCAGATTACGCTCATGAGCTGTCAAACAAATATGGTTCTGAATTGCTGGCAGGAGCTGCATATAACTGGGGGCAGGGCAATGTTGACAAGCTTATTGAAAAGGTTGGTGATCCAAGAAAAGGCGAGATATCTCAGGACGATTTCATAAAACAACTACCATCTGAAACTCAGGGTTGGATTTCACGGTACCGTAAAAATAAAACCGGTATGGATCCTGTTACAGTTTATCAGATTGATAATCTTGCAAACGCTCAGATAGAGAAGCAGAGAAAACTGGTTCTTAATGAACTTGAGCCATTGCTCAACAATACAATGGCGCAACTCAACAATGGCGAGGTTCCTGATACAGTTCCTTCTATCCCGGCCATTATGTTCGGCTATGGTGAGCAGGGAAAGAAAATGGTGTCAAAGCTTGATATCGCCATGGAAAATGCAAAGACTTTCCAAGCTATTCAGTACCTTTCACCAGAACAGCAGCAGCAGGAACTACTCAAAAATAAACCAGAGGTTAACGATCCTGATTATGCGTTGAAGCTGGAAGCGTATGGAAAGTTATCTTCTTTGGTTAGCCGGTCAAATGAAACCATACAGGCTCAGCGGGACTCTCGTAGATTCAATGAAGCGCTTTCAATGGGAGAAAAGCTGGACCCTGCAAATAAGTCCATGCAGAAAGCTGCAGACTATACGCAAACTGCTCAGAATTTCAGAATTAACGATGGTTCGACGCATGACGGAGTCGTCCAACTAGTAGCCCAAACCGGCATTATTCCATCGCAGGTTGCATCACAGTTGTCTGCTGTGTCTCGATCTCACAATCCTGATGTTGTTAAGCAGGGAGCCGATCTATTTAACCGCCTGTATGACGCCGATCCTGCTTCTATCGGTGATATGCCTAAGGATATGCAGGGATTCTATCTTACCGTTAAACAGCTTACAGATTCTGGTATGGCTCCTGAATCAGCCATCGAACAGGCACAAAACCTGACTTACAACCAGACAGATGCGCTTAAGGCTCAGTTGGCATCTACTCAAAGCACTAAGGAGTATAAAAAAGACCGGGTTAAGGCGATGGATTCTGCCGTCAGCAATATGTCTCAGTTGTTCCGGTTTGACCCGTCAGCTGATGATCAGTCGCCTGAAGCAGCGCGTTTTCGTAACGACTATCAGGCGCTGTATGACATTAATTACCGCACCACAGGCGGCAACGCCGATGCGGCAAAGAAAATGACCAATCAGCAGATATCACGAACCTGGAGCATCAGCGAAGTTAACGGCGGCGCTAAATTCATGAAATACGCTCCGGAGGCGCTATATAACTACGGTCCATCAGGCTGGCAGGCTGCGCAGTGGAAATCAGAAAAAGAGCAGCTTATGTATGGCGACCGCAAAGAGACAATAACCACTAGTCCGACACAGCTCGGTATCACGTCAGGTAACGCCCATGTAGTTGAGACAAAAACTCCTGAAAGCCGTATCGGTGGTGAGTTGGAAATTACGCCCGATGTATTGACAGCTCGCCAGGGGGATTACGCCATTATGGTGCGAATGAAGGATAAGGATGGTATTGAGTCGGTGCAGCCATTCTTCGATAAATATGGTCGCCAAATGCGTTGGAAGCCATCACTTGAGGACTGGGAGCCTTATAAAAAGTCTCAAATTGAGAGAGAGCAAAAAGACCAAGAGGAAATGCTTAGAGGGCAGGAAATTCGTGGGTTTAAAGATAAACACCGCGCTATTGATGAACAATATCGCAGGTTCCACAATGATCGTGTTAACCGCTTTAAAAACTATTTCTCATGGAGTAATGAATAATGCCTGTGTATTCCTCGCCAGAAGAACTGAGCAACGGATTTACTCCGGCAGGCAATGTCCTGCCAGCGCCAACAGGGTTTGATGTTCCCTTGCCAGAAGGATCTAACCCGGAGATTCAGCAGCCAGAGCCATCAGTATGGGGTGCAGCATTCCGCCAGAATAACTTGCTGGCCGAGATGTTCCGACCTGCGAAACAGTTTGAGCCAGTCGATGGATATAACCCCTACACAGACAAAAGTGAGATTCATGGATATGAGCAATGGGGATCTGCTTTTGCTGATTCCCGTTCGCCGGAAGAAACAGCCTGGCTGAAACAGCAGATTGACGACGAAAACGAGGACCGTCGGGTACTTTCTGAGGCGGGCGGGGAGGGTGTTCTTGCCAGTATTGCCGCTGGGGTTGTTGACCCGGTCACCGTGGCTTCAATGTTTATCCCTGGCGCTCAGGGTGGGGCAGTGGCCCGTATCGCATCGCAGGCTGCGATAGGCGCAGCTGCAACAGCGGCCAGCGAGGTCTTGCTCAACAACCAGCAGATCACCCGCACTTGGGGAGAAAGCGCCTCCCACGTAGCAGCCGGTGCGTTGATGAGCGGTGTATTCGCAGCTGCCGGAACTGCGCTGTCACCATCCGTCCGCACTGCGGCCACGCGCGAAGTGGCTGATGCGCTCGATAATATGAGCATCACGTCAGCGACGGATACGGCAGCAGCATCACTCCCAGAAGGTGGCAGCGTCGGCGCGGCGCGAATCAATGAAGCCACGCTCGAGGATCTCACCCCCGCAGCTGGTGGCCCGGTTGGTAAACTGGCACGCAAAGCGGGGAGCTATCTGACGCCTTTTACCCGCCTGATGGAGTCCCCTTCGAAAACCTCCCGCCGTACGGCTCTTGAACTGGCAGAGAATAACTACACCCTGCAGGGCAATGCCTGCGGCATTGAGACCCCAATTGCGGCGGAAACCCGTGTTCGCGGGTGGCGTCGTGAAGAAGCAGCTGTCGTGGTGACGAACAAGCAGGCCTACAGCCAGTATAAAGCCGCTGGTGGTGACCTTAGTTTTTCCCAGTTTCGGGAAGAAGTTGGTAATGCCATGCGCAGCGGCGATGTGCATGCTAACCCGGTGGTGCAGGAAGCGGCGCAGTCTATGCGCACCGTTATTAACCGGGTGAAAGTGGCACAGCAAAAGCTTGGCCTGTTGCCACCTGACGAGGAACTGAAAGCCATCGGCCAGGAGAGTTATTTCCCGCGCGTGTACAAAGTCGGCAAAATCGTCAACGAGCGAGATAAATTTCGTAACATGCTTGTTGACTGGTGGTCGCGCGGTGCCATGAAGATGACACATGAAGAAGCAGGGATCGCAGCAGATGTAGTTATTAATAAAATAACTGGGGCTAAAATACCTCAAGATTTTGCGAATGTTTTCGCGGTAAAGGCAGCCGGTAGCACAAAAGAAAGAACACTTAATGTTCCTGACCGCCTGATGAAAGATTATCTGGAGAGTGACGCCAACTATGTGTTGCAGCGTCACATCCGCGAGGCATCGGCAGAGGTTGAGCTGACGCGCGCATTTGGCAACAGAACAATGTCTGAAAGATTGAAAGATATACAAGATGAATATGATGAATTGTTACGCGCCCTGCCTGGTAAGCTGGAGGATGAACAATCACAAAAATTAGAAAAAATGAAATCAAATATGTCTCAGGAGGATTATGACGCGTTTATTGAGAGTAAATTAGAGTCTCTTGATAATAAACTTTATAAGAAAATTGAAAAGGAGCAGGCCAGCTTGGCGAAAGCCCGCGATAACGATATCCGCGACATCACAGCGCTGCGTGACCGTCTGGCGGGAACCTACGGGATGCCTGACGATCCATCATCATTTTTCGTCCGCGCCGGTGCGTTTCTGCGCAGCGCTAACTTTGTTACAAAGCTGGGCGGCATGACCGTTTCCGCTATTCCTGATCTCGCGCGCGGTGTGATGGTTAACGGGTTTGGCAATACCATGCGAGGTTACTCTGCGCTGATCACCCGGTCACCGGCATTCAAGGCCAGCAGGGCCGAGCAGTTAAAAATGGCTGTCGGGCTGGAGACCATCCTTCATACCCGCGCACGTACGATGGGGGACCTGGTGGACAGTTCTGCACGTACCACGGCGGTGGAAGCTGGCATGGAGCGTGTTACTGATGCGTTCGGAAAGCTCACTATGATGGGGCACTTCGATGATATGAACAAATCGGTAAACGGCATGATAACGTCCGATGGCATTCTCTCCGGTGCGTTTGCTGGACGCCGTCTGGCGAAGCTCGGAATTAACGACAACATGGCCGCACGTATCCGTAGCGAGTTTGAAAAACATGGAGAAGTAATCGAAGGCTGGCATATAGGCAATTTTGAAAAATGGGACGATCAGCATGTTGCTGGCGTTTTCCAGTCGGCGGTACTGAAGGACGTTAACAACACCGTTATCACACCCGGTATCGGTGATACACCTCTGTGGGCCAGTACGCCGCTGGGTAAGACGATCTTCCAGTTTAAATCTTTCGCTACAGCGTCTTATAACCGCGCAACGCTGGGTGGTCTGCAGGAAGGTACTGGGCAGTTTTATTACGGTACCGCATTCCAGATTGCATTGGGAGCGCTAACGTATGCACTTAAGCAGGCTGCGAATGGTAAAGAGGTCGACTGGACACCGCAAAAACTTGTGATTGAAGGTATTGACCGCTCCGGTATTCTCGGTCCGCTGATGGAATACAACAACATGGCGGAGAAGGCCACGGGCGGGATGATTGGGCTTGGCGCGCTGCTCGGTACTGGTACACAGTCGAGATACGCCAGCCGTGGATTTATCGGATCTGCACTTGGCCCTACATTTGGCCTTCTCGACACCATTACAGATGTTACCGCTGGGGTGCTTAACGGTGATGCAGGAGACCGGGTGCTGCATAATGTGCGTACACTTCTGCCTGGCAACAATCTGTTCTGGATCGCGCCGTTGATAAACCAAGTTGATCCAGGGTTACGTTAATCACAATCAGATTTACTAACATTGAACGAGAGGAATGATACGTCGCTTACTGCTTCAAATTGGTAATGCAGTGTGACATTCCTTTGTCTTAGAGTATCGAAGAACAGATCGCCATTACCAAATGGTGAACAATATTTTTTAACAATCATGCTTTTTGTTAACGCATTTTGAGATTGACTTGGCAAATTTGATTCATTTGCTAGTTTTGTTGTATCAATAGCCCCCACTCTTACTAGGACGGTTATATCATCATCAGATGCTGATATGTACTTTACTCTTAAGCTCCTTGCTACGTTGTCAGGAGCGCCGGCAAGAGATGGCTTTAGTGATTTTGCCATTTCACTATCAAGTGGAATGTCGTATTGGATATCTTTTGCAAATGAAATTATTGGTAATATAGCCAAAATAGTGGCTGTGATAACGTTCAACGGCTTAATCATTTGGTGGCCTTATATGTTAAAAAAGATGATAAACAGATTAATTGGCAGTAAGGAAGTTAGCAATCAAATCCAACCGCTTATCTTTAAGGATAATATTTCAGCCTTTGAGTATGCTTGTCAGTATCTTGATACCAGTCTTTCACCAGACAAACCGATGCCTGCCATTATCATTCCTGGCCCTAGTGGTGAACAGCCTGTTTTGTTGGATTCCGGTAGACAAAGAGCAATGCTAAAGGTGTGCTCAGATGATGGTGGTTTTTTCGTAATTGCCGACTCATCTAATAGTAAAGGTCCGAAATTAAAGATTGGTGATTTTGTTGCTTGGTTACCTGTGGATTACGCTGAAGAGATAAAAGATAAATTTGATGACCCGCGTTCTGCCATGGTTGGCTTTGTTTTGGGGACTCTTGAACCAGTTTTAACGCCTTCAGGATGGAAAGGGAAAGAAAGATTCAGCAAGTAGCGTGACATGTCACAAGGCCGCCGCGCCCACAAAAAAGCCCGCGTCGCGGGCTTACTCTTCCCAAGCCTCACCAAAAAGATCTTCTTCTAGCGGCATAGGTTGAGTCTTTGTTTGTTCAAAGAAGGCATAACTAATCTCTATTGCAGCCTCTTTAAATTCATCCTTTTCAGTTATGTTATGGGCGTCAGAATCTACAAAGAACATGACAAGTGCATCTCGGTTGTGGTTAACCGAATAGACTAAAAAGCTATCGCTTGTTGGCGTATATTTAACCTTAACAGATGCAATATTTTTCCAAGCATCCCACGAAGATTTCTTTCCAGAATGATCTTTGTCACTATCTTCAGGAACGTAATCTTTAATGTCGGAGTGAGTATGCCTTACGTTAAGGTTAAGGATCTCTTTCGGACGCGCAAATGCAGCATCTTTCCCCATATCAGGGTGGTATCCTTTTTTCCAGAACTGCTTAAATGCTTCAGCAATTTTTTTCAATTCAGGATCAGATGCACAAAGGGCCGAGAAATTCTGCGTGTGCAGCACTCGACCCTTGTATGTAACAACTTGATTTTTATTATTCTGCGACGCAGACGAACTCATAGTTCCCCTTATCATTACGAGAATCATAGAAAGCGCGAGACACACGACTAGCGTGCTCTTTTGTCATAGTAACTTTTACGTACTCAACGCCTTCATTAACAGAACGTCTTGCGGCAGCTTGCGACCTGCGCACCTGCAATCTTTCGTTTCGCATGACATCACCTCATAATTTAGAAACTTCATCAAACGGGTAGATAACTATATTTACCCTTGAGGTAATCTTACGCGAATCTACGTCACACCGCCAATGATTATTTTATAGGCGCGTCCATGCGCCATTGTCATCAGAACTTACCGGCCATGCTGTTGATGTACTGCGCGTGCGTCTGGATATCGCGCAGGCATTTACTGGCACCTACGATGTAGCTCACCATCGCCGTGAACTCTGCTACAGCACCTTCAACGTCATGTCCGTCGCTATCCAACTGGCGCAGCAGGTTCATCATTAAAGAGTGCTCTGTCAGACCAAGAACGCCTTCAGGTGAATGGATGTGTTCACGGTAGTTCGGCTTGAGTGGGGCGCTGTATTCCTTCTTTTCTCCCGTTTTCATCGCTTCCAGAATGGCTGGCATGAAGCTGGCCACAACCTTTTGCGCTTTATCTGCAGGGGATAATTCTTCACGAACGTAGCGACCGGTGCGACGGATCTGCGGAAGCACTTCGCCAGTTACCCATTTGCGGAAACGGTATGGGATAGTGCCTGGAGTAACCGCATCGCGGCAGCGAAGGATCAGAGTGTAGAGGCCGGACTCGGAGATGATTGTTGTTTCCTGCTCTCCACCAAGGGTGTCGGTTGAGCCGACTCCCTTTTCATCGCTATCGAGTTTACGTACTGCGTCGCGATGATTTGCAATACCAATCGCACGACATACATCCATTGCAACAAACCAAGGCGCACCATCAATAATAATGGCCCTAACTTGACAATCTGACTCGAAATTGAATACGGAAGGCTTAATTTGTGTAGACATGGTGTTCTCCTTTTAGTCGGATAACACCACCACTGAGACCAATCAGATGGTGGTGAGCTGTGCAGAGTTGGTCTTACCGGCTAAAAGGACCCGGCGCGGATTTCTCCGCCCCCACACAACCCACCATAATGCGAATGTGGCCGTGCTTAACGCATAAAAAAACCGCTTGCGCGGTGAATGCGCCTTTTAGTAATCCGGGAGACCAATCCCGGCACTGGATTTTGCCAGTGCCTGATCACTATGGCACAAGTATTTTGCGTTGTAAATTTACCATAAAGGTAATAATAAACGCATATTGTAGGTTGTTTCAACCTTATGTGGTTTGCTTACGTAACTGTTCTGCACAGTAATCGAGATGCGTCTGCAGATCCTGCATAGTCATTTGAGAGCTTGTGACGTAATTCACAAGCGCAACCAGTTCAGCCAACGGCCCGTCAACGTTGAAGCCGTCTTTATCGAGTTCCCGCAATAACTTCATCAGATGCGAGTCCTCCACCAGGGATCTAACGCCTACCGGCGTGTGTATTCTTTCTTCAAATCCTTCTTCCAGCGGATGGTGATACTGCCGTTGCATCTCTTCTTCTCCATGCAATCACTGTATAAACATACAGTAGCAGAAGATTTAATGACTATCCAGCACGGAATGTAAATTACCTGTAAGGTAATAAAACAAGTGTTCATTCCTCATTTGGTTCATATAAGGTTTTTATGGTAATACAATGATTCAGAGTGCATGCGCGCCGGGCGCATAAGCAACCTGGAGATAATTACATGACGGTCTCAACCGAAGTTGACCATAACGACTACATCGGGAACGGGGTCACGACTTCCTTCCCTTATACCTTCCGAATTTTTAAGAAGTCTGATCTGGTTGTGCAGGTTGTTGACCTGAATGAGAACATCACAGAGCTGATTCTTGATACTGATTACACCGTTACTGGCGCTGGCGGATATACAGGCGGAAATATTGTTTTGTCGTCGCCTCTTGCCAACGGTTATCAGATTTCGATATCACGAGAGTTGCCGGTTACCCAGGAAACAGATCTCCGCAATCAGGGTAAGTTCTTCGCAGAAGTACATGAAGATGCTTTTGATAAACTGACTATGTTGATACAACAGGTGCGCAGCTCGTTTTCTCTGGCCCTGCGTAAGCCGTCGTTTGTTGCAAACTACTATGATGCGCTGGGTAACTATATTCGCAATCTTCGTGATCCGTCACGCCCTCAGGATGCAGCCACCAAGAATTACGTTGATAGCGTTGCTGATACAAACCTAGGTCGCACACTTAGAACTCCAGAACCAATATCTTCTTTACCTGGAATTGAACAGCGTAAAAATAAGCTGGTGGCGATGAATGATTCAGGTGACCCCATAATGGTTCTTCCGGAATCAGGTTCTGCATCTGATGTGATGATTGAACTTGCTAAACCAACAGGAGCTGGATTAGTCGGATCTTATCCTGTAGCTGGATCCGCCGTCGGACGATTTAATACCGTTTCTGATGAAATCACTCTCATAAAAAGGGTTCGTCTATCTCTATGGGAAGTCATACCAAAAAACCTTTGGCAATACTTTTCTGTGCTTTCTGAATCGAATGACAATATCCCTTCGATAAATGACTATCTTGACGAGGCAAAAGAGTATTGTGAGAAAAAAGGCGTATGTCTTGAGGTTCCAGCTGGATATTACATGTTGACTAGAGAGTTTGGCATCCCAAAAAATGTGCCGATGAATGGGGCAGGACCAGATAAAACATATTTCTTGGCATCCTCATCGTTTACTGGGGCGAGGCTGTTTCACTGCGACTATCCAGGGCAGCCTCAGTTTCAACTGAGAAATATGTGGCTTCATGGCTTGAATGCACATAACACATTATCACTACACATTGGCGCATCCCGTAATTCAGCATTTGAGTATCTGACGCTGACTGACAGTTATAATGGTGGAATTCTGGTACGTCCTACAGATCCTGGTGCTGCCGATGTTGAAAACTTTTTGATTAACAAAATATGGACGTTAAATACGTTCGCTCCTTTGACTGTGCAAACCAACAAAGATATCGCTCAGGTAGGATCAACATCTGCAGGAAATATTACTGATGGCACAGTCACAAACTCGCAATTAGTTAGTTGGGATGGTGGTTCGGCAGCGGAGGCTGGTATCACTCAAGGCGGCACACCTATCAATCTTCACAATGAAGAAAATACCCTGATGTACGGTGTTAAAATTGATCGTTGCTTTACTGCAACAATAAAAAATGCTCACATCAAATTGACTTCTGATCGAACAGATAAGGGGCTGTATAATTGTACAATTAGCAACATTAATGGAGAAAGCCAGGTTGTAGGTGGCGGACTTGATGCAAATAATACCGCACCAGGCATCTTGCTACAGGGTGTCGGTGTCGAAGGCAACCAGTTTAATGGCGCGCAAGTCGGATCTCAAGGTGGTGGTGTTCAAATTGGTGACTCAGTAGGTAATACGTTCACTGACATGACGTTCAGTGATAACACTGCTGCTGGTAATAACAATACATGGATCTTCCTGAACGCTGGAGCTAAAAGAAATCGGTTTATTGACATGAAGTGCCAGGGAATACTTGAAGCCAAAAACCCACTTAACGCCGACATATATACCAACTTCTTGACGAAAAAAGTCCAAGATCTTGGCTCTTCTAATGAAATTCAGTTTGAATCTGCAACCACAACTCCAGCCATAATCTTAAACAGGACTAAAATATTCAGCGTGACTGGCGGAAAGTTAACTAATTTCCCAGACAGTAATACCTGGTCGTGGGCTACTCAGCCTGACGGAGCACTTCGAGTAAGGATACCTGCAACCACTTCTGCTACCAGCAAGGACCTTACCTTCACTCCAGCGACATGCAAATTAGGTATGACAGTAGAGTATGTCATAAGGGAGCGGCCAACTGCTGACTTTAACCTGATCTTCAGCATTGGCGGAACTGATATGCCAGCCTCACAAAAGACTATAGATTCTGTTGGTTCTGTTTGTTGTTTAGCCCCTGCGTCTCCAGATAATGCGAAACTAACAATAATTGTTGGTGAACACCAAAGTGCCGATATTGTTATTGACTTCTATGACATGGCTGTTTCAGCCAGTAAAGTTAAATTAATTAACAATGTTACTGGATGTGTTTATATAGAGTAAATGACAAAGCCTCATTTAATGAGGCTTTTTAACTTTCTATATAAAATATTAGCAGCAGTTAACGTAACTATTGGTGTTATTATATAGAACGGCCACACTGAATAGTTATAATGATGAGATAATACACCAATTCCTTTTAAATCAACCATTCCCATTTTAGAGAAAACCCAGTCAAGACCATACATAACCAATAAATGATAGGACATTATTGTCTTGCTAGAAATTCCAACTTGTGTAAAAGAACTTTTTCCAATAGATTCAGAAAGGAAATTGCAGAAACAGAATAATAAATATATACACATTAGGCATGAAATTGTTGTAATGATAAACCCGCTTGGGTATTTAGACCAAGACATTGTTATAGATTCAGCCTTTCCGCTCAAAGTTAAAAAAGAAACTGCAAGATAGCAAATTAAAAATCCATATATGTTAATTGACTTGAATATAATCTCTTTAACTGACAACCCTATACCCATAAACATAAAGCCAGTAAGAATCTGAGATAAATAGTTGTAAGCTATATTTCCGGATGAGTAGTACCAAGTGGGTGCGTAGCTTATTCCAATAAATCCAGACATTAAAGATATTGAAAATATAACTACTCTATATTTCTTCATTTTTGATGTTAATATCGCAACTACGAACATAGCTACAGAGGAACAAGCATATGCAGCAAGGAACCATGCCACAAGGAAAAACTTGTTGTTATGGAAGCAGTAATGATAAATGTTACTTATCGTTAAAAGTAATCCATCAGAGAAAGGTTCACCTTTATCAATTGGCGAAAATTTAGATATCAATGATACAGCTATTCCTATAATTAAATATGTTATAAAAATATATGCAATATGCCTTTTAAAAATATCTGCAAAGAATTTCTTTGGTGATTTAGTTGTATTCATCACAAGTCCACCAAGAAAAAAGAACAATGGCATATGGAAGAGATAAGGATCTGGCGATCCAAACGGCCTCCAGTAGTAGTGACCAATTACAACCGCTATAATTCCAAGCGCCTTAACATAATCAATGGTTGTCTTTTGTTCCTGAGAATACATTCCTGACCTTTTCTAACATTAGCAATAAGTAATTGATAATAATATCACCTTATAGGTAATTTCGGTAGATTTAGCTTGATGTTTTTTGAACCATATATGGTTTAATGTGTATGATGAACTCACCAACTAAGGAGGTCTTTATGCACAGTAAACGGTGGTTGATATGTCAGCTCAGCTAACCAGTGAGTCTTTAAATCAATGGCTTAGCATGGGTTCTCTGGCTGCAGTTATCGCAGGGGTTCCTCCAGAGGTGGCTCTTGGTGCTTTATCAGGTGCGGTAATATTTATTACCTCTGCTATTGAGTATCCAATACGCCGCCGGGTTCTCCTGTCGATGCTCAGCTTCCTCTGCGGGCTTCTCTTCTACAAACCAACTGCATCAATCCTTATCGGCGTAGCCAGCCTGATCCCAACTATCACGCAGGATTCATTCGAGAAAGGGATCGTCTTCTCTGCTGGCGCGTTCGTGTCGGCAATCGTCGCAGTACGTATTGGTATCTGGCTCTATCACCGTTCCGACAATCCACGCGATTTAATCCCGGGGAGAAAAGACGATGACAACTCATGAGCTGCTTTTACTGATTGCCAATGCGGTTATCTGTTCTGCGATAGCAATCCGCGTCGGAACCTTCCGGCGTAATGGATCGCAACACCGCCGGTGGGGTGGGTGGATAGCCTACTTCCTTATCGTGGCATCAGCCAGCATCCCCGTCCGCGCCGCATATGCAATCTGGTATCACACACCAATGGCTGCTGATTTATCAGAGGTCATCATCAATGCTGTCATGCTTGCCGCCGTTATGAAGACGCGCGGTAACGTCGTGCAGATATTCAAAATATCGAGGTCTCAACATGGACATTAACCAGTTCCGGCGCGCAGCTGGCATCACTGAACAACTGGCCACGCGCTGGTATCCACATATCACCGTAGCAATGAATGAGTTTGGTATTACCAAGCCAGATGACCAGGCGATGTTTATTGCACAGGTCGGGCATGAGTCAGGAGGGTTTACCCGGTTACAGGAGAACTTCAACTACAGCGTAAACGGGCTGTCCGGGTTTATCCGCGCCGGACGCATCACTCCGGACCAGGCCAACGCGCTGGGCCGAAAAACATATGAGAAGTCTCTGCCTTTGGAACGCCAGCGCGCGATCGCCAACCTAGTGTACAGCAAGCGCTACGGTAACAATGCGCCTGGTGATGGATGGAAATACCGTGCGCGTGGACTCATCGGTATTACGTTCCTCGATAACTACCGGGATTGCGGCAATGGTCTGAAGGTTGATTTGGTTGCTCAGCCTGAACTGCTGGCGCAGGATGAATACGCGGCCCGCAGCGCGGCGTGGTTCTTCGCCAATAAAGGCTGCATGAAGTACACAGGTGACCTAGTGCGCGTAACGCAGATTATCAACGGTGGCCAGAACGGCATCGACGACAGGCGGGCGCGTTACGGTACTGCCCGTAAGGCGCTGTTATGATCTGGGCATTCGTCAAAGCATACTGGAAACAGTTGCTTATCGTGGCGATGCTTACTGCTCTGGTTATCACTGCGGTGGTTGCCTGGAATGTTCATGGCAGCCGACAGTACGACGCCGGATATGCGCAGGCGCAGGCAGACCAGAAACAGGCTGATGATAAGGCCAGGTCACAACGTGATCAGGAGAAGACGCAAATTGAACGTGAAGCACAATCCCGTATCGATGTGGCGCGTGTTGACGCTGAGCATGCTAATGCCGCTGCTGACGGCCTGCGCGCCGAGCTTGACAAAACCAAGCGACTCGCCGAACACTATACCGGATCTTTCCCCACTGGCACGCCAGCCAGTAAGGTCATCGGTGTGCTCGCCGACATGCTTGAAGAAAGCAACCGATCTTACATCGCAGCAGCAGAAGAGGCTGAGCGATATAGGGTTGCAGGTGAGTCCTGTGAGCAGCAGTATGACGCACTGAAAAAACGGGGTACTGTTAACCGGTGA